ATTCTTTTGTTGTGTAATGTTAGAGGTCGTTGGGGCATAAATCTTTTCGGCATTCTCTACATCAACGCCATTTTCTTTTGCTATATCCTTTAAATCATCCATTGTGGCACCACTAGCTATTAAATTAAATCCTTTAATAGGATCTATATCCCATGCAGTCATTTGGGCTGCCATATCATTTCTGACATTGGATGGTAAAGAATTTATAATTCTTTGGCCTGAAGAAATTCCTGACAAACCGCTGCCTCGTTCCATTTGTGCTCTTTTGAAAGCAGTCGAAGCCTGTGTATCTGCTAAATCAGCTGCAGCCTGTTGTCCGCCATATTGCTGATAATATGAGTTTTTTAAAGCCTGATATAAGTTTTCTAATCCACCACTTTTCGCTCTATTCATATAATATTCAGGCGCATGCTGAGCTTCTGCCGCTTCAATCAAATTTTTATTAATTAAGCCTTTGTTTACTAAGTTTTCTTTTTGTTCAAGACGCTTCATACGACCTGGTTCTTTTGCAATTTGATATCCACGAAGAATCTGACCAAAGATATCCATCTCTGGCGTTTTTAAAGGCTCTATTCCTGCATAATTGATATGAAATGCCATGGCTTAATCCTTAAATTTATCTACCAAAACCAAAACCACCCATACCTAATCCAATAAGATTAGACATAAAGTTTTGTCTTTGTTGATTTTGTTGATTCCTATCTTCATTTCTTTGACGTTGACCTTGGAATGCTAGACCTGCACGCTCTGATGCATTCCCAGACAATATATCAGCAAGCGAGGTAGCCGCTCCAAATCCTTGTGTAGCTTGTCTTTCTCCCATTTCACCCAAACGTGCCTGAGCTCTTTCACGACCAAGTAAACCACGTTCAAGTCCTCGCTCTCTACCTGCGAGCCCTTTTTCTATGCCCGCGGCTCTTCCAGCAAGACCATGCTGTTGAACGCCCAATATATTACCTAAAAATTCTTGCATATCTTGACCAAGCATTTCTCTTACTAAATTTGCTTGATTTTCTCTATCAATTTCTGTCCCTGCAAAACCACCGGATGCAGCACTATTGCGCATAGCTTGAAGCATACGATTTTGTTTATAATTATAACCTCTTGATGGTTCATAGTTTCTCATTATATCCTCTACAAATCTAACAGGATTTTGTCCCATTTGAGTATATTCTGCGGGATAAATTCCTTCTGGGTTATTATACTCTTGAGGATAAACATTCGCAGGGTTTGCATATTCATTATAACTTCTGTAATAGGCATTCGTAGCATTGTTATCACCTTGAGTTCCTCGTTGTAAATAAGGAGCTAAATGTTGTTGCGCTAATGCTGGAACCTGAGCAAGATATGGATTAGCTGCCTCTGCTGGGTTTGGGTTACGTCTTTGTCCTAACCCCATCATGCCTGGAACACCCATACTAAATAAATTTGAAAAAAATGACATTTAAGTTCTCCTATGGATAAGGAGCCGTGGTTAATCTAACCACAACACCTGCTACTAACATTACGGGGACTGGAGGTATGGCATCTACTACATACCATTGTGTTCCATCCGGCGTTAAAGGATCCGCTGATACAATTGCTAAGTTAGCTGCCGTTATTTGTGGTGTTTTCCAGCCATCTTGACCAATAAGATATTGCAATGTCTGATTCAACTCTTCATTATAGTTCTCTTCATCAGAGTTTTTAACATATGTTGGTATTTGGATTGCTGAAACGCTCATATATTTCCTTAATAAATCTGCATTTGACCGTTATAAGCAACAAAGCGACTTGTGCCCCAAAATCTTAATTTTATGGTGATACTATTGCACGCACCAAAAGCATCCCAGTTAATTATATTTTGTCTAATACCTACTGGATTTAAGAGTCTTGCAACAGTATTACTCCAGGTTATTCCACCATCTCTCGATATCGTTAAATCAATTCTAGGTTGATATGGAGGCGGTAAATCGCCCATTCCAATTCCGGCCCCTGAATCTTCATCAGCTATTGGTATACCCCATTCTGTGATGATGACATCGTCAGGAGGTAAAAATTGGTCTTCAGTAATAAGTAAATCTTCATTATTTAATAAAGATAAACCTGAGACATTGACATCATTACCCTGCTCTAATGTAAATTCAAAACTGTTAACTCTAAATTGTTCACTATTTTGAGATCGATAAGTATCAGTGACTCGAATTCTTGGAATTTCAAGATTCAATGTTGGGTCTTGAATAGCAGCTTCTTGAAGATTTTCATTATAAGTAGTGAAGTCAGTAGACGATTGATAAATAGAACCATTGTTTAATGAGATAAAATAAATATCTCCCCCAAATAAAATATATTCGCGAGCTGGGTGATAATCTAAATTTGCATCAGTTAAATTAAAGAATTTCTTAGTATTAAAATCATATAAAATCGTAAGATTATCAACAGGGTTAAAGAAAGTTAACTGATAGAACAAATGGCCATCTTGACGATACATCATCGCTGTGGATTGAGCAGGAAATCGAATTTGAGATAACTGATAATCTATACCATCAGTTGAAATGGGCATAGCACCTTGGCCACTATATACCATTATAACTGGAGAATTGTTTTCGTTAACTCCAAGCCAAGCCACATACAAATCAGAACGGGCAATAGTTGAGATAGAAGCAACACCATAATCAACGTTAATTGTACTATTTTTTCTAAAATTTTGTATTCCGCCAACATTTGTCCATACCTCACTAACTGTCTTTCCTAAAACTAAAACGTTTGAGCTTTGACTTGGAAGTTTTACAACGGCTAATGCAAAATCAGGTTTTGATTGAAGTGCAAATTGTCCATTAGGCGCTTCTACAATTGTTGTGTTGGTATTGAATTGATAAATATACCAAGCGGCACCATTGGTAGTAAGATTAGCATTACCAAACATAAAAAAAGTATTGATATATTCAACGTAATTTGGAATTAAGGTTCCAGATAATGCTTGCAAGGTAAATGATGGGCCACCTGGGCCATAATAATAAATCCAGGCATTTAGTCCATCAACTATACAGATTTGAGAATTTAGGTTTTCATCAATTACTACTTCACCAAATTGCGTATTTAAATTTCCTAAAGTAGTGACAACGAAGTTTGAGCTAATCGAGTAAACAAATGAATTAATAACTGCAACTATTAAATTTCCGCGTGTGCTGACAAATAAACCTCTTCCTTGACCCTGGGGTAATAATTCTAAAACCTTGGAATAACCAGCAGTATTTATTAACCAATCATCGCTAATAAACATATTATAGGTTTTAGCACTAGATATTTTTTGATATCGACCAAAGGTCGATGACCCAACGACTGCTACCTCTTGTTCTCTTAATGCATTGGCGGTTCTTCTCATTTAATTCCCACCTTATGAAGTTGTCCAGCCGTGTCCGATGTTTACCTGACCATAATTAATTGAGTTTTGTCCGCATAATGTTGAAACTTTTTGTAGACTCAAATCCATTGGGCTTGAGCGTTTTGATATCATCTGCTGATACTTTAATAATTCTTTTGCAGGGCCTGGTGGCAATATAAAGTTATATGCACTACATAATTTGTCAGCCAAACGGTAAATCAAATAATTTATGTAATATTGGTCTAAAACCATGGGCATGAATGTTTCAACTTTTGGTCCATTTGTAGTATTAAAGTTAGAAAAAGTTACATTATTGACCGGACTTGCAGTTCCAAGTGTAGAAATCGTAATGCTTGTACCAGACAGATTTGTTAATGTTAAATGACCTGCCACATTAAGATTAGCTCTAACAAATGGCACAATACCCGTATTGATATAATTAGCAAGCTGTTGAGGTGTGACATAGACATTTGCCATATCTACGCCATTTATAACTAATTCGCCTGGTAATAAAAAACCTGCACCATTAATCGTTTGCACTCCTAAATCGACAAAAGCATTTGGAGAACTTAAATCTTGATAAAGAGATACTTTCTGAAGGCTAAATAAACCAGTCAGTGTCATTGGGTAATTAGTGTCAGGAAAGAAATACATAAAAAGATTGGATCCACCAAAACATCGCTCAACATGCCAATTAAATGGTAATGAAAGCACATTGTTTGCTCGTCCTTGCCCAAAATATCTATCTCTTGTGTTCCATCTCATTTGATATCGAATCGTATTTATAAAGAATGTCAGAGTCTCAGGAACTGTTAAATTTGGAATGAAATACATTTCTTGGCCTGCTATGGCATTAAATGTATACGATGAATTAAAATATGGGATCATATCTGCTTCGATAGTACTATCTGTCAGAATTTCATTTAATTTTAAAAATCCAGTTTCTTCCTGGTCTCCAGCCACGGTTTGGAATTCTCTTGAAACTATACCAGAGGTATAGAACGCTTCTGAAATTACAAGCGTGACTGGAAATGCCATGAATTACCCCTTAAACAGGTAAAGTGTATCCAACTAAAGATAATGACAATGCAGCTGCAGCATTTGATACTAAGTAATCAAACGATACTACGCCTGCGATTGTGGATACAGGTATAGACAATGTTTCAGTTGTTACAGTTGATGCAGGTGAACTCATAATAACTTGACCCGCAACAGAAGCTGAACCAGTTGCTCTAAAGGCAGCAGTTCTTGTGCCACCAGCATCTGCAGTTAAGGCAGCAATTACTTTGACAGATGTTGCACCCTTTGGAACATAAGCTGATACGTCAACTGCAGTAAACACAGTAGCATTACCACCTGCTAATATGCTTATACCATCGGCAAAGTTATTAGTTACACTTGAACCATTTGAGAAAGAACCAAATGATAAGAAGTGACCAGCACCATCAGTTCTGACAGTTCCGATTAATCTGAACATATCAAATCCAACTGGAAGAGCTGGAGCAACAGCACTTAAAGAGATGATTGCGCCACCTGGTTGAAAGAAACCACCAGTAGATGGAGTAACAGTAATTGGAGGCTGGATTGGTGGGAACGGCTGAACAGCTGCCGCTTTTAAGCTAGTATCATTTGATAATGAATCACCAATTGCATAAATGTAATACAGGGTAGTTGCAGCAATTGCTCCCGTATCAATACCATTTAAACCAACCACTGCGCTACTAACAGTCACAGGAGAAAGTAAATTGATATCATTGATATTCGTGGAATCACGAGCTTGGCCTGCACCCACAGTAAATGTCGTTGTGGTGGCATATGCAGCTTGGAGACCATAAATATATAAATAGCCTTCATTGACCATTGGTTGATTGGGCTTGATAGTCATAAGATGTTCCTTTTCAATTAATTCGAGCCAGAATGCTTAAATGGGTGCACTTTACGTGCACCCTATTCGCTTATAGTGGGAAGATTAATGCCATTGAATATTCTGGCACCAATGTTGAGCCCCAAATAGCGTCATGAATCATACCCATTTGGTTTTGGCCAAAGAGAGTACCGTAATACATACGTAATGAAACGCCGGTATCAGGGTCATTTTCGTTAGCTGTTGGGAATGGGATCTGATCTGGAAGTCTTGGCATTGCTAAGAACAATGGGTCTCCAGCTGTAATTAAGCCTGCTCTATGGCTAGGTAATACAGAAACCTGCATACCAGCAGAGATTTGAACGCTTAAGTTTTGGTCGTTTGTCATTGCAGCTTGTAGAGGTGGATTAATAAACACAGTAACTTG